GGATAACGGAGTTGGTAAATGATTGAAGTAACATACAAAGGACACATGGGTAATGACCTTACAGTTTGTAACGCTGCGAGAGTTTCATTCGGTAAAGAAACTGAGTGGGACTACGAAGAGTCAGATGCTTACAGCTTTAAGCAGCACCTTAAAACAAAAGATAGGAAGCTTATACAGTACTTAGCCAAGCACAAGCACATCAGCCCTTTCGGGCATTGCTTTGCCAGCTTCCACATTAAGGCACCAGTCTTTGTAGCTAGACAGTTAGTCAAGCATAAGTTTCTACGCTGGAATGAGATTAGTCGTAGGTATGTGGACAGTGAGCCTGAGTTTTATATGCCTAGATCTTGGCGTGGACGTAGTGAGGATAAGAAGCAAGGTAGTAGTGGCGAGTGGTATGATGAAGATACAGATATATCGGTTGGTTATTGCTATACAGCTTGTCTTGATACCTATAAAGAATTGCTTGATGAAGGTATTTGTCCAGAGCAAGCACGTATGGTACTGCCTCAGAGTATGATGACTGAGTGGTACTGGTCAGGTAGCTTGGATGCCTTTGCTGATATGTGTAAGCTTCGTTGTGCGCCTGACACACAAGCAGAGACACAAGAGGTAGCCAATAAGATTAGCATACAGATGCACAAGTTGTTTCCTGTATCGTGGATGGCATTAGCAAAGGGGCAAAGGTAATGAGAGGTAATATTAACGGTGCAATCAAGGCGTCAGCTATAGTAGCTTTACTGATAGCTGCGCCACCTGTGTTGATAGCTATGACGTATGACGAATACCCTAAGTACTGTAAGTTATCTATCTTGCTACCATGTATAGGAGTGAATGATGAGTGATATAATAAAAGTAACTGACATAGAAGAACACGAGGACGGTAGTGCTACACTACAAGTAGAGTGTGACCCTGATACATTCATGGCTATCTTTGACGTAGGCTTTGTGACATTAGTAAAGAGAGGCTTGGAAAGTGAGAAGTGGCAGAAATGTGTAAGCTGTGGTGGCCCAGCGCAGAGTGACATGTGTGGCTTTTGTTTAGAAGAGGAGTAGTACCATGAGCATGGTTGGAACAATAGAAGATATGAGATGGGAGATCAAACAACTAAAGAAAGAAAATGATTTACTGTCAAAGCAGTTAAGAAAGAAAGACAAAGAGTTATCAGACCTAAAGAATAACATACGAGAGTTTGATGATGATGAACGGAAGAGAGCAATGGAAAGGTACAAAGCTAATGGAGTTAGCACTGATTAGAACTTTGATGGACAAGGACTTTTATGAAGACCATAAAGGTATCCGTACCCCTGATAAGTTATTCACTAAAGATGTACGAAAGATCAAGCGTACCTTAGACTACGCTATGGAGCAGTACGAAAAGAGTGTTAGTCCATCTGAACTTGAGGCGCTGTTCTTTGCACGTAACGTTCTTACTACATCCAACAAAGATATGTACAAGGATCTCTTCAAGAAGATACACAGTGAGAAACCTATGGCTCGTGACATTGCACAGGAAGTGCTGTCTAAGTTATTCCAGCAGGTAGTAGGTGAAGAGGTAGCTAAGCTAGGCTTTGACTACGTGAACGGTACAGAGAGTACGCTGGAACCTATGCGTAAGATATTGTCTGACTACCAGGATGACTTCATGCCTAACTTAAAGGTTGACTGGGGTGACATCTCTATTGATAACTTACTTCAAGCTAACGACATCCAGTCTAAGTGGAAGTTTAACATCCCGTCACTCAAGCAGCGTGTCGAGGGTATAAGTGGTGGTCACTTAGTTATTGTAGGCGCACGTCCTAACACAGGTAAGACCAGCTTCCATGCCTCTCTTATCGCCTCTGAGGGTGGCTTCGCTAGGCAGGGTGCTAAGTGTATCGTGTTGTGTAACGAAGAAAGTTATGAGCGTGTAGGTGCTAGGTATCTTAGTGCAGCTACAGACATGTCAATGGAAGAAGTGAAAGGTAACTATGCGTTAGCGTCCAATAGATACAAACCTGTACACGATAACATCAAGATCTATGACAGCACAGGTAAAGACATGAACTGGGTTGAGGCTCTTACAAAAGCTTACCAGCCTGACATCTTAGTGCTGGATATGGGTGACAAGTTTGCAACACGTAACTCAGATAAAGCTGACGTGTACTTGAAAGATGCAGCTATCCATGCTAGGAATATATCTAAGCAGTATGGTTGTGCTATCATATGGATGTCACAGTTAAGCGCTGTAGCTGAAGGTAAGGTGTTCGTGGATCAATCAATGATGGAAGGTAGTAAGACAGGTAAAGCAGCAGAGGCTGACCTAATGGTGTTGATCTCTAAGAACCCTCAACAGATAGAAGGACAAGACGAGCAAGACAATGTACGTCACTTGAACATAGCTAAGAATAAGCTACGTGGTGGGTGGCACGGTAAAGTAACGTGTACCTTAGACGGTGAACGTTCTAGATATGGAGCATAGATGAGAAGAGTATTAGACGTAGAGAACAGTATAACATTACGTAACGGTAAGATCTTTAACGATCCGTTTGAACCTACCAATACCCTCACGGAAGTAGGTGTACTGTGCTTAGAGACAGGCGATAAGAATCTGCTTTGCTTTGATCACTCAGAGCGTAACGACACTATGAAAAATAAATACCAACTACAGAGATGGTTAGACTCTACAACCCTACTTATAGGTCACAACTTACAATACGACTTATCGTGGTTGTGGGCTACAGGTTTCAAGTATGACGGTGACATCTACGATACCATGCTGGCTGAGTATATCTTGCAGCGTGGACAGAAGGAAGCGCTGAGCTTAGAGCAGTGTGCATTGCGTAGAGAGTTGCAGTACCAGAAGGATGATACCTTAAAGAAGTATTACAAGAAAGGATACAACACTAATGAGATACCTTTGGCTGAGCTTAGCCACTATCTTGATCTTGACTTACGGACTACTGGCGAGTTGTACAAAGCCGCAGAAGCAGACTTCAATGATCCTTCCAGCACGTCCTTACATAAAATCAGAGACATTACCTTCCGCACCTGTAAAACCCTCGCTCGAATGTACATGTCAGGCATCAGGGTGGATCAAAGCGCCCTCGAACATGTCCGAACTGAGTTCGAGCAAGAGAAGTCTACCATCGAAGAGCGTCTGTATGGACAAGTGCGAACACTCATGGGAGCAACGCCCATAAACCTTAACTCACCAGAGCAACTATCCCAGGTTATCTTTAGCCGTAGAATAAATAACAAGAAAGAATGGTCTGACTTGTTTGACTACGCTAAGACACCGCAAGACCACAAAGATATTGTAGAAGCTAACAGCAAGCAGATGCTCAAGACTGTAGCACTACACTGCCCTGACTGTAACGGTACAGGTAAGACGTACAAGATCAAGAAGGATGGCACAAAGTACAAGAAGCCTAACGACTGTACGTCTTGTGGTGGTAAGGGTTACAGACTTAAAGAGACTAACGAGTTAGCTGGCTTAGGGTTCAACGCCCCACCAGCACGTAAATGGATTAGCTATAATGGCTTCGCTACAGGAAAGGATAAATTAGATGCGCTCATTGCCACCGCTAATAACAACGGTATGGAAACTGCCAAGCGATTCCTTGAGGATGTTAAAAGGCTTTCTGCTGTTAGTAGTTATCTCTCTAGTTTTGTGGATGGTATTTCCACCTACACTAAGCACGATGGATTCCTACACGTTAACCTTACCCAGCACATCACTGCCACAGGGCGGTTTAGTGGACGCAACCCCAACATGCAAAACATGCCTCGTGGTGGAACGTTCCCAGTAAAGCGTGTATTCATATCACGCTGGGAAGGTGGACACATCATGGAAGCTGACTTTGCTCAGCTTGAGTTCCGTGTGGCTGCGTTCCTATCGCAAGACAAGGTAGCTATGGAAGAGATTAACACAGGGTTTGACGTACACGCCTACACTGCTAAGGTTATCTCTGATGCAGGGCAACCTACAGGTAGACAGGAAGCTAAGTCACACACCTTTGCTCCACTCTTCGGCGCTACAGGGTATGGACGTAGTAAGGCAGAGGCTGCATACTATGAGCACTTCAATGAGAAGTACAAAGGTATCGCAGCGTGGCACAAGAAGCTAGGTAATGAAGCTATCAGGTTAAACAAGATCACTAACGTCAGTGGCAGACAGTATGCTTTCCCTGAGGTTACACGTAGGGACAACGGTACACCGTCACACTTTACAATGATCAAGAACTACCCAGTGCAGGGCTTCGCTACAGGTGATGTAGTACCGCTTGTGCTTATTGAACTTGAAGCTAGACTTGAGAAGTTACAATCATGTGTAGTAAACAGTGTACACGATTCTATTGTTGTTGATGTACACCCAAATGAAAAGGAGTATGTACTTGCTACTATCGACACATTAAACATGGACTTAGATAGATTGATTGAAGAAGCCTACGATATAAAGATGAACGTGCCTCTACTTTTAGAGGCCAAGATAGGCCCGAATTGGCTTGACACGAAGGACGTTTAGTGGTATAACTTAGGCTCTTGACTTTTTTGTAATAGCGTTGAAAGGATAACATAATAATGAACGCAAATGTAGTACCTTTGAAAGTAGACAACATGAACTTAGCAGATGCAATGGGGTTCTCTGCAGCCGCAACAGCATCAAGTAAAGCAACAAGTGATCTGTATCGTATCTCGACTGCAGTAATCCAGGAAGTAGAAGGAAAGAAAGTAGTAGACTCACCAGTATTTAAACTAAGGCAAGGGGATGAAGAGTTCCTTGCACGTAGCTTGGATGTACGCTTCTTTGCTGAGCGTCAGCGCTGGCAGAAGTGGGACAGTAGCAGTAACTCTTTCTTACGTACAGTGATGTCCACTAAC